TTTTATCTGGTATAATTGAAATTACAAACGCACCTTTATTAACTTCTAAAATAATTAAAGTTAATACACCTGTTGTAGGTTATTCTTGCTTCCAAGTATTCAGTACTTCAACAGGAACTATATCATTGGGAACTCGTAGTGTAACTAACATTTATACTGATTGTGTGGATTGTACGGATTAATAACTTATTAATAAAAAACTAATTGTTAAACATATATGGCTGATGTATATTTTGTAGTAACTTTAACTAACGCTGAAGCAGGTTCAGGACCAAGCTATGATGCATTCTATTCAAATGATTGTGTTACCTATTCGCCTGCTATACCTGCTACTGTGTTTCTACCATCAGTCGGTTCTCAATCTACGATAACAATACCAGATACTGCACAATGTGTAAGATTGACAAATATAAATTCAAATTGTAATAATAGTGTAACTTCATCAGTAACACCAACTACTACAACAACAACTACTGCAGCGCCTGTAACTACAACTACTACTGCGGGTGGAACTACTACAACTACAATACCTCCAACTACAACAACTACTACTCAAGTTGTAACATTCAATTGGAATTTTACCGAAGGTAATGGTGCAAGTGGTGAAATGATTTTATATATAAATGGTAGTGTAGTTGAAAATAGATTTAATACATCAAACGGAACATACTATCTTCTTCCAGGTGATACTATAAGTTGTGAAGTTATAACTACTGGTTGTACTTCACCTAATGGAAAAGCTAACTCATATAGTATAGGTAGTAAGCCAGTATTAACTGATGCAGCTTGTTCTAATGGAAGTAGTAATATATTTACTCCTACATATACTGTGGTTAGTGGCGATTTAGGAACTACAATAACTTTATCAATGTATTCTATTTGTGATAGTGCCTGTGTGTAAAACAAATTCATTTTGGGTTGTTAAATAGTAAAGACAATTTAAAATGGAAAATGGCATTAAAATAGTTATGAAGAATTTAAGATTCGTATGTGCACAGCCGGCAACACTTTATTACGCTTGGCAAGTAGAAGTAATGTTAAACAATTTCATTGAGATGGGTGTTAACCCTAACAATGTAGATATTGTTTGTTGGAAACAAAATGGTGTAGTACCTGAAGAATGGAGTAAGTTAGCATCTGGCTATCCCGCTCGATTCTTTTTTTATGATGACACGAGAGAAACCAAACATTACATTTCATCAATCAGACCCAACATCCTTAAACAACATTGGTTAGCTCATCCTTATTTAAAAGATGAAGCAATCTTCTATCACGATTCTGATATCATATTTTCCAAACCTATTTCGGAATGGATTAGTGAAGATATTAGAGATGATGAACAATGGTATGGTTCAGACACCCGTTGGTATATAGCACATTCTTACATAGTTGGTAAAGGTCAGCAGATAATCGATAAGATGTGTGATATTATGGATTTGCCAGAATCGTTGATTATAGACAACGAAATGAACGCAATCGGTGCGCAGTACTTAATGAAGAATGTAGATTATGAATATTGGAATAGAGTAGAAATCGATTCAGAATTACTATTCAGACAAATTACTGATTTAAACAATCAAATAAAAGCAGAAACTCCTTCTTATCACGAACTACAAATATGGTGTGCAGATATGTGGGCTGTATTGTGGGGAGCATGGAGAAGAGGATGGAAAACAAATTGTTTGCCAGAATTTGATTTTAGTTGGGGAACATCTACCGAAGATGATTTTTACAAAATGAATATAATGCATAACGCTGGTGTAACATCACCAATACAAGGACTTTTTTATAAAGCTGAATTTATGAATTCACTTCCTTACAATGCTGAATTAAATGTAAATGATAAGAGCGCAAGTAAAAAATATTGGGAATGGATTCAAAGAACTGCACAAAAAAGTAAATTGTTATGATAAAATTAGATTACAACACCCAAACATACCCATTTTTAGAGGTATTAGGGTTGATTTATGCTACAAAAGAGTTGAACATGCTACATAAGCAGTATCAATTCGACTTATTGAAAAGAGAAAACGACCAAAAAACTGAAATACATAAAAAATACTATGATAATTTTCAGTATATTAAACCTATCTACGATGATTTTGTAAAAGAACAAATCATGCCATTGTATGGTGAGCCTGTTGTTTATCAAAAGATACCAACATTCAGAATACAAGCTCCAAATAATGTAGGAGTGGGTGAGTGGCATAAAGATAGACAATACAACCATAACCAAAATGAGATAAATTTCTTTTTACCTTTTACTGATGCTTTCGATACGAATACTATTTGGGCAGAGAGTGAAGAAGATAAAGGTGATTATTCTCCAATAGAAGCTCGCTACGGACAGTTTGTTATCTGGGAAGGTGTTCGGTTAACTCACGGAAATAAACTCAACCAAACGGATGTGAGTAGGGTTTCTGTGGATTTTAGAATAGTTCCATTAAGTAAGTGGAGTGTGCAAGAGGGTGAAGCGATTAATACAAAGGTAAAATTTGACATTGGAGGATATTACGAATTATGCAAATAGAAAAAATAACATCAGAGAACCCTGAAATCCATTGGAGATTTCTAAATTGTGAAAACAAAATTGTAATGGACATGGGTTGTTCATTTTGGGATAGTACTTGGCACGATGATTGGTTATCATCATCTGAATACTTTGTATCTAAAGGAGCAAGTAAATTGATTGGATTCGATTGTGCTGCACACGATATTGAAAAGTATCATCAGTTGTATGGTAACGATGGAAAGTATTATACATTCCAATTATGCGTTAACGCTAATGAGCAAATAGAAGATTTATTAGAACATTACAAACCACATGTTATCAAATGTGATATTGAAGGTGCTGAAATACACTTTCAAAATGTTACAAAAGAAATGATTGAGTTTGTAGATGAAATAGCAATTGAATATCACAATGACCCAACTCGTATTTTGTGTGAACAAAAGATGGTTGAATGGGGATTTACTAACCATCAACTTTATCAATTAGGTAACGAAGATATAAACAGAGTAGGAGTATGGCATCTATGGAGATAATTAAAGCAGAGTATGGTGGTAAAGATTGTACAGAACAAATCCGTAGCAGAGTTGTAAACGGAAGATTATTAGTTCGTGCAGATAACAACATATGTGGCGACCCGGCAGTAGGTGTTGTTAAGTATCTTAAAATAGATGCTGAAATAGATGGTGAAACTTTTACCGAAGAAGTAAGAGAAGGCGCTTTACTTACTATGCCAAAGCCTAAAACAAATCGTTTAGGTATATTCTACTCAAACAATATAAACGAAAAGATATACCCAGCTATACGTGCATCATTAGAAAGTATTCGTAAAGCAGCAGAGGGTAAAGCAGATATTTTGACTTGTATGTGGAGACACGAACCACATAATCCATTTTACGAATGTATTGCATGGACACAAACATCATCACATTTGAATCAAATACTGCAAGTTTTACAATTACTATACACAGCAAAGCAAAGTGGTGATTACAAATATGTAAGTTTTTTAGAGCATGATTTAGTTTATGCTGAAGGATATTTTGATTACCCTGATTTTGATGAAGGTATTCTTGCTAATATGAATTATATTGGTATGAACAAAGAAGGATTTCAGCCACGTGGTCAGAATGATAAACCTACATCACAATTGACAATGTTGTTTGAAGATGCAATAAAACATTTTGAATCTCTTTTACCTAATGCGTTAGTAACAAATAGTGGATTATTAGAGCCACAATTAAAAATGAATGAGTGGAATGCAGAGCATCCTAACATTCATATTAATCACGGCTCACACTTTACATCGCATTATTCTATTTATAGAAAAGATAATTTATTTACGGAACATCCTTATTGGGGAAATCATTCCGACTACCTTCACTTATTTTAATAAAAACAAATGTTAAGTCTATATGATAAAGAACACAATAGACTTGCTTTCATCGGGGGAATACTACGGACAAACTAAACGCATTGATATTGCGAAAGGTATGTATCAGATTCCAGCTACGTGGAAGGATGTCTTTAAATTAATTAAACGATTATTCCATGGCCGAAAAAATAGAAGTTGATTTAGAAGTAAACTCCAATTTAGAGCCTACGATTGCCAACTTAAAAGCATTAAAAAAGCAATTAAAGGAAACTGCAGCAGGTTCTGCTGACTTTAATAAGATATCTGCGCAAATCAGAGATATGGATGATGCGATTAAAGATGCCAGCAAAACATCAGATGATTTTGCGGGTATGTTAGAAAATGCATCAGGTCCATTAGGGATGTTAGGTAAAGGTATTAGGTCAGCTGAAACAGCGTTTTCTAGCTTTAACGGACTTTTAAAGATGTCCGTTATTGGTATATTAGTTACAGCAATTGGTGGATTAGTAGCAGCATTTACAAAGAGTGAAGTTGCGATGAAGAAACTACAACCATTGTTTATCGCAATGGAAAAGATATTGGGTGGTATCTTCAGAGCATTTGAGCCTGTATTAGATGCGTTTATAGAATTAGCAACGCAGGCATTACCATACATTACAAAGGGTATTGGTATGTTCTATTCAGGTCTATACTCTCTATTCACATTAGTTAAGAACGTAGGTGTATCGGTAGGTAAAATACTTAAAGGTGTATTCACATTAGATTTCGATGCACTTAAAGAAGGTGCAGCAGGTATCAAAGATGCGTTTACAGGTGTAAGTAAAACATTTAATGATACTTACAAACGTTTCGAAGCAGGTACAAAGGAACAAACTAAAACTGAAAAAGAAGAGGCTGATAAGAGAGCAAAGAATGCAGCAGATGCAGCAGCTAAAAAGAAAGCAGCAGAAGAGAAAGCAGCAGCAGAAGCAGAGAAGAGAAGAGAGGAAATGCTAAAGAAAGCTGAAGCAGCAGATGCGGTTGAATTAGAAGCATTTAAAGCTACATTATCTGAAAGAGAAAAGGCTGAATACGAAGCAGGATTAAAATTAGCTGAACAAAGAAAAACATTAGCGGCAGCAGGTAGAACTGATATGACTGCTATTGAAGAACAATATCGTATTACACTCGCAGATATAAAGAAGAAGTACGATGATGAAGAAGCTAAAAAGAAAGAAGAGCAAGATAAGAAAGATGCGGAGAATCTTAAAAAGAAATTAGAAGAGGAAAGAGGTATAATACTTACAAATCTTCAGGCTAAATTTGAAGATTTAGATAGAGAGAACGCCAGAATTGAATTTGATTTTGAGCAGGATTTAGCTCGTTTAGCAGAACAAAGACAAATACTTGCAGACCAAGAAGCAACTGAATTACAAAATATGGAACTTACTGAATTCCAAAAAACGGAAATCAGAAAGAAGTATGCAGATGCAAGAAAGGCTATAACTGACCAGGAGATAGCAACCGAAAGAGCAGCAGCAACTGCAAAGCATGATATCAATATGGCTTATTTAGGATTGTTCCAACAATTCGGAAGTGTATTGGGTCAGGTAGCAGGAAAGAATAAAGCATTAGCGATAGCAGCAGTAGTAATACAACAAGCAGCATCAATTGGACAAATTGTTGCATCAACAGGTATTGCTAACGCTAAAGCAGTAGCAGCATCACCATTAACATTTGGTATGCCATGGGTGGCAATCAATACTGTATCGGCAGGTTTATCAATCGCAGCATCGGTAGCAGGAGCAGTTAAATCTATATCAGAAATTAATAAAGCAGCATCTCAAGCGGGTGTAACAGGTGGAGGTGGTGGTAGTGCCGCAACTGCACCAACAATAGCTGCACCTAGAGTTGGAGGTATGGCTGCACCACAAATACAAACCGCAGGTGGACAAAACCCATCATCACAAATTGCACAAACAATTGCAGTATCTCAAAGTAGACCTGTAAGA